TCACTCTGTCCAAGTGTTGATGTGCGAATCCAACGGTATTCAATACCGGGTCTGGGTTCGGGGACAGGTAACATCGAAGGTCTCGACCATGACACCTTGCGTTGATCCGCTTCGCGGGTCTCTGTAGAGCGTGAGTTTCGGTTCGACATTATTTCATATCCTTCATTAATTGCGCCGCATATTGTTCATTTGACAGACCAAGTCTCTTGGCGAGAGAGACCTGCGTTGAGGTCAGTTGCACTTTGCGTGGTTTTTTGCCACTTCGAGCGGCAGGGGCAACCACGTTGCCAGTCTGACGTTGCGGTGCTGTCTCCTCAAAAGACACATCGTCAAACCTATCTGGGAACACACGGCGAACCGCGTTGTCAATTTGATTGTAATACTCTTCGGTGTCTGGCGCAACTCCGCTCTTCACAAGTTTTTCGTGAAGGCCGTAAGCATACCCAGTCATCTCTGAGTCTTTTTCGAACCAGTCATTGCGCTGCGCCCATTGTAAGGCACGGTCACTTGGACGGTTTGGTTGTGGTGTTGGCTGCTGATATTGAGGCTGAGGTGCCTGCTGTTGACGCGGCTGAGGCTTGTAGTTCTCATACCGAATCTTCTCATTCTGCAGCATAGTGAGCTTTTCCTGTGCCTCAATCAAAGCATCAGGGTCACCTGTTTCGTAAGCAGCTTTATATGCAGCCTTTGCCTTATCAAGCTCTGCAGCCACACGGCCTTTGGCTTGATTAACAAGAACACCTTCGCCCTCTTCCAAGGTCTTACGAAGTCTTTCGTTTTCTTGCTGAATCTGCTGCGCATACTTGAGTGCCTCTTCTTGAAGACGCGCTGCTTCTTCTTTAGCACGGCGTTCTTCATGGTACTCAAACTTTAGCTGCTTAATGCGCTTTTGTACGCCTTCGCTGTAGGATTGAATCTCGTCATCTTCTGGCACTTTTGGATCAGCACCCTCAGCACGACGAGGCTTTCCTTTATCTTCTTCTGGCGTGTCATCTACGACTTCAATCTCGAAGCCGTCATCGTCATCTCCAGTATCTAATTTATTGCCATGAGCTTTTTCTAAAGCCTCAGCAACTGTTTCTTCTTCGAACTCTTGTTCTTCAGCTAGATTGTTCATGCTCTTGCGTACCCCCGTGGATCATCGACCACTGCTTCCACAGTGTCGTCGTTAATAAGTCTGAACTCTTTTCCATGAATCTTGAATCGAGTGCCTGAGTAAGAACGGAAGATAACGAAATCTCCCTCTTTACAGTACGGGCCATTGGGGAACTTCCCCTCATCGGCATAGGCATCTGGGCCTAGATTCATAACAAAACCAATAATCGATGCCGTTTCTTCTGCGGACTTGAGTCCGTCAGGCATGATAACCCCACCATCTGTTTTGTCGCTGACTTCGGGTACACCAATAAGGATTTTGTATCCTTGTGGCTTAGGTAGTTTAGAGGCTACCTTCTCCTCTGTAGTTGTATTACCTGTATACATTTTTTACCTTGCAGTGATTAAAGGTTCACAGATACCTTGCGTGGACTATCCACGAAGTACTCCCAAATCTAAGATACCGAAAAAAGTTCTACGTTTCAATATATCTCTTTTCGATTTCTGCTAAGTCCTGCCGAATGAACTGTAATGCCTCATTTCTTCCCACCAAACGATTGTACATTGCCATGTCTTCAGCCTGACCAGATGCGAGGTAGTTTTTTATATCTTCCTCGTATTCATCAATCCTCTTTGCGAGGAGCTTGAATATATCATCCATCTCCCTTTGTTAGCTCCTTTGCTATTTCAATACCAAGTTTTGCACCTTCCTTCTGGTCTTCTCGCTGTGACTTATCCAAGTCTGTAGCGAGCTTGACCCCCAGACGCGCCCCTTCGCGTTGGTTCTCAGCGGCGATGCGCTCCGCCTGAATTTGTGCATTTGAACTTTTCGCCATTGCATCAAGCTGCAACTTTTGTGTGTCCATCTGAATCTTATGTTCTAGTTCACGTTGCTTGAGTTGCATCTCCTGCTGCTGCATCTGGATGACAGGGTCTTGCTGCTGCTGCTGGATTTGCTGCTGTTGCGCTTCTATCTGATCTTTCTGAAGTAGCTTCTCTGCGGCATCTTTTGCCAGACGAGATATTTCAACTTCTACGTCTTCTGGTAGAGGCTGATCCTCGTTCGGCATCTCAACGCCAAGCATCTTCTCAATCTCACGGCGGTACTGGAACGCAACGTGTTCTGTGATATGCGCTGCCATAGCCTGACCAATTGCCTGTGCGAACGGTGATTGACCAACCATCTCGCGCATCTTCGGGTCTTGCATTGCAGCCATATGGACTGCGATGTGCGCTTCGTGATCTTGGTACTTGAAGGCTTTGACTGGCTCTTGCTTCAAGAGCATCATGTTCTCAGTCACAGGATCAGCAGGTTTGATATCTTCTGGTAGCTTGATGATGTCATTTGCGTCTTGGATTCCAAGAACTTCTAGCATTTGGCGATGCAGCTTGCCCATGTCGTAAAGTTGAGGAGCCTGCTGAGAAAGCTGCAAAGCCGCCTGATACTGCATGATTCTTTGAGACATGGTTGCAGCATTAGGATCGGAAACAGGGATTACATCTACACGAGCATCAAAGTCTTGCTGACGATTGAAGTCGCCATCCATCTCGTATGCGTATTCGGCTGGCATATAGTCACGGATGATACGTGCCAATAGTCGTAACTCGTTTTTCATGGATGCATGCATACGTGCCTGCACACCACTCATCACCTTCATGGATCGCTCCATCAACGCGAGGGTAGTACCCACAGGTGCCTGTGAGTTCATGTCACCTACTTGGATGTCCGCAACTGAGCCGATACGTCTGCCCTCTTCGACAATGTTTCCAAGTAACGAGTAGAGTACGCCCGAAGGCTCTTTATAAGGGATGAACGTAATCGAATCACGTATAGCCCCACCCGGAACATCCACATCCCTGAACTCGCCCGGCATAAGAGGCGTGTCATCACCCTTGATGCGGAGACCACGAGCTTTAAGACCTGCTGGCAAATTAGATAATGTACCAGCATCAATGAGCTGACGCAGTATTGAAGTCGCAGACTTAGCCAGTCCACCGATAAGGTGGATAAGTCCCGTTCCATAGAAGCCAAGTCCCGGCAAATATTTGTAATGAACGAAGTGGAGTCGCTTCTTTTTCTTTCTGTCATCTTCATACCAGTTCCGTCTGATTGCTAAAATCTCACGGGAAGTCTTGTCGATAGTGATGACGTAAGGACGTGCGATACCATCAGGATCGTCAAACTCTTCTGGCATGTTCATGGTAACATGCATCTCAAGGATTGTGTGACGATCATCATCTTCTATGACTGCATGCTCCCCATCAAGCTCGTCATATTTTTCTTGGATGTCTGAGAAATCTGGTTCTGGGTCAGGCAAGTCTACGTCACGGTAGAACCCTGCAACCTGCAGCTCTAGTATCTCGTTAGAGGTCTTCTTCATTGTGTGCGTGTACCGTGGGCAAGACGCAAGGTCTGATGCACCGTAGGACGCAACGAAGTCTTCCGCTGGGACAAACATAGCCACAGGGCGATCCTCTAGCGGATCATAGTAAACTTTCTTAAACGCTGAACCCGCAAGAGGTAGCTTGAACAACATCTGCTCAGTCTCATCGCGGTATTCTGTCATCTCCTCAGTCAGAAGATAGTTCATCTCTGTCTGGATTCTGTCTGCCTGATCTGTCTTTTCAGGCGTTAGTTTGCCCATGATCTTGGTGCGAACAGGGCCAGATGCAGGGAATAACTCTCCCATTGCCTGCGCTTGGAAGCGGACAACTGCTTCGGTTAGGACTGGGTGGAATACGCCAGAAGCACCTTGCCACGGTTGGCTGCGCTCTTCGATCTTCATACCCAGAAGGTCAAGACCTTTGACGTAGGCTCTCGCCCAATCGCGGCGAGACTCACGGTCAGACTCAAAGTCTTCTACAAGTTCTGATGCCATAGACTGTAGGACTGACTCATCGATAAACTCTGCTAGGTTAGCATCATGCTCCGGCCCCATCAGTTCTTCAGTGAAGCTCCCCTCGAAATCAACAATCACTCCGCCGTCTTCTGTCTCAATCGAAACCGCATCAGGGTTTACAATCTCAACTTCAATCTCTTGTGCGTCTGTGTCTTCGATCTCTAGATCAGAAGGCTCCATCTGCTTTTCGATAGCCATATTCAGCTCCTAGTAATACTCAACTGGTCTGCGGTATTTTGGCTCGTCATCCCAGTCATCCATTTTGGCCCTCACCCAGCCGCCTTGCCTGAACCTTAGCAGAGCTTGTGTGGTCGAGTCCACTAAATCGTCATGATCCCCAGAGGGAAAGGACGCGCATTCCTCAATCACTTCTTCGGCCCATCTTGTTGGAGGATACCATATTGAACCGCTGGCGAACAGGTCTGTTACTGCATTTACTCTTGCAATCTTATCCTGACCCCGTGATGGAGTAAACTCTGTTACTGGAATCCCCATAGATCGAAGCTCAAAGATCAGTGGCGCACCAGAGGCTTTCTTCTCAACAATCATCTGGTCTGGCTCAAACTCCATGTACTTGTCGTATGCCGCACGTTTCAGTTCAGGAAACTCTAGTTTCTCCTTGTAGGCATCAAGCATAATGATGTTTGGCTGACCCTCGTGATAGAATACACCCCACGTAGTACAGGCACTGTAGTCAGACCTCTGTGTTTTTAGGAATGCCGTGTCCCAAGATTGAATGATTGCTTCGCATTCAGGCGGTCTATGGTGTTCCCATTCTCTCCACCACTCACGTTTTATCAGCGCACCCTCTTCGGATGTGGGGTTTTGCTGGTACTGAGCTGACCATTTGGACACAGGCAGTTCAGCTTTTAAGGCTTCAAGTTCTTTCTGAGACCAGAACTCAGGCCACAATGGATTCCCAGACGGCAGGATTGCAGGGAACTCAATCACTTCCCAGTCATCAACGCCTTCCCTGCCAGTCATAGAGCTTACAATCTGCCCAGTCAGGTCACGCTTAGACCATCTGGTCATCACAACAATGATGGCACCACCGGGCTGCAAACGCTGACGAGGGCCAGATGTATACCATTCATACACCCTATCGTAGACTTCAGGATTAAACTGGCCCTGTTGTGCATCCTGTTCTGAATGAGGGTCATCGATGATTAGCAGATCAGCACCCTTACCAGTCACGGCACCGCCAACACCAATCGCAAAGTAATCCCCACGCTTGTTCGTATTCCAGCGTCCAGCAGCTTTTGAGTCAGAAGACAGAGTGATTCCGGGGAAGACCTTGGCAAAGTCCTCAGATTGAATCAGGTTTCTCACCTTACGACCAAAGCCCACCGCCAGTTCTGCAGTGTGTGCCGTCTGAATAACTTTCTTATTAGGATACTTTCCCAAGAACCATGCAGGCAGCATAAACGATGCAAACTCAGACTTGGTGTGTCGGGGTGGCATGTTGATGATCAATCGCTTCAACTCACCTCGTGCCACACGTTCGAAAGCATTCGCCATGTCTTTGTGGTGCCTGCCAGAAATAAAACTAGGCCACATGAGTTTGGTAAAGCTCAGGAAGTCATCCTTAGCGTTCTTCTTGTTCTCAGCATCTTCAAGCTCAGACAATAGGTCTAACAGCTCTGCCTGTTGATCCACAGGGAGCTGGGATATCTTATCCTTCATAGCAGCAAGTTTCTGCATGCTTTCTCCTCTAGTAACGGCAGACAGACAAGTTTTGGTGGGGAATGCCTGCCTGCCTGAGATAGATCAGGGAGAGTCTCTATCCCATGCCGATGATATCAGTCTTACGCGCGCGCGTATATAATATATATATATATATAATATAATACATATCGGTAGACTACCGATATAGATATATCGTCTACCGTAACGTCTACCGATATAGGAGCGTAGCAGTGACAGAAAGTTCTATTGAACTAAATCGCTGATTTATGATACCTTGGCACAGAGAGGACTGCACATGGAAATGTATATCGATATCGCTATGGGACTTATCATCACAGTTGGTGGGTGGTGGTGTAAGACTCAGCATGACGAGTTAAAACGTGTTACCGTCCTTTTGAACCGTACTCGTGAGGAAATTGCCAAAGAGTATGTCTCCGTAACCCGCCAGCAATCTGATATGGATCGCGTTATTGATCGACTAGATCGACTAGAAGGAAAGCTGGATAGACTCATAGAAAGATAGGATGGCTATCTTAGAATCTATTGCTGCTGCTAACGCTGCATATTCCGTGATTCGCACGGCATTGTCCAACGGAAGGGAGACCGCTGGACTCATAGGAGCTGTGGGTAAGTTCCTTGGTGCCGAAGAAGATGTAAAAGATGCCATCAACAAAAAGAAGAACAGCCCGTTCACTGCAATAGCAGGTGGAGAACAAGGAGATTGGGAAGAGTTTCAGGCACTTGAAGACCTAAGAGCCAAAAGACAAGAGCTAGAATCCTACTGCAGGCTCTATGCACCACCGGGAACTTGGGACAGGTGGCAGCAATGGCAAGCCGAAGCACGTAAACAACGGCAGGCAGCTAAGAAAGCAGCAGAAAAAGCTAGAGAAGAACGCATGGAAGCTCTAGCAACCGCAGCAGGTATAGGTATGGCAGCTATTGTTGTGGCACTTGGAATCTATTATCTGGGTGTGTGGTTAGGTAAGTGGTAATGTGGGTACTTTTATGGCTTCATATCCTCAACGGAGAGTTGGAATACTACCACATTGGCACCTATAGCAGTGAAGCAGCCTGCAATGTCCAAAGAAACAACGCCCAAATCCTCAAGAAAAACAAAAACACCGCAGTCTCCTGCGTATACCTTGAGTCAGAACGAACACGGTAAGTGGGTCGGCACTCTTCCTGACGGCACTGTAGCCATTATCTGCAGTCATCCTCGTATAGCTGAACAATATCTAAAACAGCTCGCTAAGAAAGTTCGCTAGTGGCCTACGTCTGTAGACGATATAGCGAGCATAAACCAGTAGGCCCATAAATATCCCGTGTTTTTAGAGCTTGTTTTTTAAATCTTTGAACTTTTTATAGGGGGGGGTATAGGATTCCTAGCGGTATAGTATTGTTTGTGTGGAACATCATGTATACGAGCGCGTGGGTACGTGCGCCGTACAGGGGGGGTGGGGGTAGGTGGGGGTCGCGTTCCGTCTGAAT